ATATTGATTATCATCGAATTTAAATCTATAAGAAAATCTTACAAATTTATCTTCTAAATAATTAGGATCACCAGCAAATTGACCATCATAGTAAGGGTTAGGATTAAAGACCAAAGTAGTGTTTACGGGAAGAGCTGGTAGACTTGAAGAAGCTTGTAAAGTCCATGTTTGGTTTCCGTTATACGCAAACAACTCAGCTCTTGCTCCTGTGCTAACCATGTTGCCAGCGACATTTATATAAGATATTGTAGAACCAGTGCCTAATAAAAGATCTGGTAATATGTTATTTTCAAATTGATTTACAATTATAGAAGTTCCTCCGGCAAAAGCAGTAGGATTTACAGCGCTACCACCATTAGGTAAATAAGGAGTTGTTACGTCTTGCATTGTAGTTTCGTAAGTAGCAGGACTTGTAACAGGATCTACCTCTTGCCATAGTTCTATAGCTTGATAAGGATTGTATTTAGCTACTGAGATTTGATCTTCGCTAGAATAATAAGTATTGTTACTAGCAGCTGTTATAACGTTTATAACTCTTGGTTGGTTTTTATTATCTGTCCAAAATAAAAGACCTTCTAATAAATTAACTCCGTATATAGGAAACGCTGGGTCAAAGTTTAAAAAAGCACCTGACACTAGAATAATTCCAGACGCTTGCCCAGTATTCGTTGAATCGTATCTTATTATAAAGTTTTTACCACCAGTATCAAAACTTGCATTTGCAACATTGTCTGTTATAAATAAATAAACGTGGCTATTAGCTTCGTCAGTAACGTATCCTATGCATTTTTGAAGAACTGAACTTGTTAAAATGTCTATATTTAATACGGCTTCATTACCAAGTATGTTTTCTAAAGAACCAACAGTAGCGCCTTCGGATCTACTAACCTGAATATTTCGAGCATCTCTATATTCTCCAGGAGGTAATAACCTAGCATCTAAATCTTTATTCATTTTGCTTTTAACAAAAGTGTTTCTTGCTTGTGCCATTAAGTTCTAGTGTTTAATCCATTTAGATTGACCTCTCATTACTTGAACTATTTCTTCAAGTTTAATGTTTGATAATCTTATTTTAGCGTTTCTTAACGCGGCTCTTTTATCTTTTTTGAATCTTGCTACCATACCTTCTGGGACAGCAGATCTGTTAGCTAATATGTTATATGATATACTTAAATACATTGCCTCCTCGGCCATCTTAGGTACTCTAGTATCTAAGTCATAAGCAAGTCCATCAGATATATATTCTAATACAATTAATCTACTAGCTAAGTTGCTAGAAAAAGTAAACGTTCCGTCTCTGTCATTTATTCCAAACCAACCGTTAACGTTAGAGTATTGTGGATCTAAACCATATAGTCTTCCCCAATTCCAAGGACCTGAACCAAAATCATCTCCATAAACATCATATGCTAAATTATCAAACTCTCTTAAAGCTTGTCCGTTTAATAGTCTATTTGCATTTGTCTCTCTCCATCTTTCTATAGTTATAGATTCTCCTTCTAAATTTTCACCAAAACTATCTTGAGTTGGTTGACCTTGTTGATCTTGTAGTGGAGTTTGGTAAGGGTTTATGGTTAGGTTATTGTTTGGATATAATGGTCTTTTTATTCCATGTATGTCTATCCAAGATAAAGCCACGTAATTAACATAGTCTTGAGGAATTGTTAAAGATAAAGAAGCTGGCACAGTAAGCTCTTGAGACTTAATACTTTTTAAAGTGTCATAGCTAAATTCTTGTAGAGATCTTTTAGCAAAGAATAATACATCAGATTTTTTAGCTGTTTGAATAATTTTACCATCACCTACGTAACCAACCATGTAGTTATCTATAATATCTCTTAGTTTAACGTATTGATAAGATCCATAGTTTTCTTCTACAGCTTCACCTCTTGCTTCTTCAGGAAGAGTAGTAGCATATTGACCTCCATCTAATGTTGTTAGTTGAACAACTATATATATATTAGCACCAGGTGGAGCAACTAATGTTATAGTGTTATTAGTGACTAGCATTTGAGTAACCCATTCACTCCAGCTTCCTGGAAGACCAGTAGCACTAGTGTATGCTTTGAAATTATTTAAACCATAGTTAGCGTCTGTTGGACTCCAGCTAGTAAGAGATCCTAGTACTAGACTAGTATCAAATGTTGTTAAAAACGCTTGGTTTGGATCATTACCAACATTACCTCTAAAACCTTGTGAGCCTTGATAATACTGTTGATTTGTTTCAGTTATTGCCATGTCTTATTAAGATTTTTCGTTAATTGATACTTGTTGAGCTTCTTGCGCGGCTTGTTGTATCACTGTTGGATCATTTATAATTATTCCACAATACTTTAAGATTTGTGATATTAAATTTGTTTGTTCTGAAGTGTCTAGTTCAAACTGAACTGATGTAGTGTTATTGTATATGTATTGACCTAATGTACCAACAGTGAAAGCCCAAGTTGGATCATTTGGTTTAAAAACACAATTTATAACTAAAATGTTTGGTTGAGGATTAACTTTGATTAAAAGTTGTTGCACAGTAGAAGGAGCTACTAGTGTTTCTGTCTGCGTAGTATAACAAATAGGGTATTGATTTGTTGGTGCAGTTAAGTTTGATCTTATTATTTTTGAATAATCTGATTTACTCGAGAGTTGAGTAATGGAATCAAACTGAGGATTTGTTGTGTTGTAAGTAGATATAACTTCTCCAATTTTAAATAAATCAGAAGTACCAGTATATATCCAACCATCGTTAACAGTATTGAATGTAAAAGTTGTATCTCTTTCAAAAGGATATAACTTGTAAGCTTGCCCTTTAAACATGTTAAAAAACTCTGTATCGTTTTGTTGATTGTTTTGGTTAAACCTATTTAATTGATTACCGTCAGGAAAATATGACTGAAATATTTCATCTTGAACTTGAACAGCAAGACTGTTGAACTCCGCTGGAGTTACATATCCTCTTTGTTCTTTGTTTAATATGTACAAGACTGTTGTATATACTGAATTTATATTTACCATTGGTTTTATTTTTTATACTAAAAAGGCGGCCGAAACCGCCCTATATTAGTATCACTTGTTTTTATAGCTTTTTATCTATAGATCTGTAAATTTCCACACCTTCGTCTGTTTTCAAGAACGCAGCAAAAGCTGAGTAAGGGTTTTCATCAAAAGGAACATTCATTAGTTTCCTGTTATTTGAAGCCCAGTTGAAAGTTCTTTGGTCTGGAGATAAAGTTATTATTCCCGCTTCAGCAGCTTTTATTGCGAAGTTTCTAAGCTGAACGTTTTCATCGTTAGCTAAACTAATAAACTCTAGTGCGTTATCTTTCGCGAATAATAATAGATCTCTTTTAATTTCTTTAGAACTCATATTATTTACTTCTGAACCTTTTTCAACTCTTAAAATAGCTTCTGCGTGATCAATATCCATTGCACGTGCAGCGTTTAAAGCGTCGATCTGTAGGTCTAAGTCTTCTAAATCATCTTTAGCTTCTTCTACCGCACTATATTCCTCGTAAATTTTATTTCTCAAAGGATGATATAATGAAAGTAACCTTTGTAAGTTTCCTAATTCTTTAGAAACTTTTAAGAAACCATCTTTAAAAACTATATGACCCATCGTGCATTCTCCTTTTTGTTCATCTACTAAAGGTGAATCTTGATTTGTCGCATATCTTAATTCTCTTTGCATTCCTGATTTTGAATCAAAATACAATAAAGAATGTTTTCTAGTATGTCTTCCAGGTATTGTTAAAGTTAAAGGAGATTTACTTCCTTTTAAATAATAAATTCTATCTTTTATTTCCCAACTTGGTTTAGTTGGTTTTACTGGTGCTACTTTTGTAGCTACCGTTTGAGGTGCAACCTCTATAGTTTCTGCTTGAGCTTTTTTAGCCATAATATAATATAATTAAATAGTTTATAAGAGTAATAATTACCCCCGTTAATACAACGAGGGTAAGCATTACATTAATATTGACTTGTTATAGTCCTTGGAATAAAACGAAGTTGTTAGCAGCTTGCGTTACTAAACATCTTTCAGAAAGGAAATTAACTTGCATTGCATCAAGCGTAGAAGTCATTGCTCCTCCAGCTCCACCAGTTAACCATGATTTCATTCTTCTGTCGTCACCTTGAGAAGCTCTATATCTTACGTGTAAGAAAGGTCTTCTAATGTTAGTACCTAAGATTTGATCATAAACTGTACTTGTTCCAGCAGGAACTAATACACCTTCGATAGAATTAACTCCAACGATAGCACCACGAGTGGAAGCATCATTTAAGTATTTCCAATCAGTTTTGTAAAAGTCATAAGAACCTCTTCTAAATCCTGAGAATCCAAGATTTAAAGCCATTTCTTCAGAATTTTCAAATAAACCGAAAGCAGTTCCACCAGAGAATCCACCAGAGATAGAAGCTAACATATCGTCAAAATCAAGAGATGTTTGTCTCTGTAAGAATAACATGTTTTCTTCAATTGCTCCTTGAGTATCTAGGTTTTTAAGAATTGCGTCAAATTCATCAAGTCCAGCAGCAGCAGTAAATCCTACTTCTACATTTCCTCTAGCTCTAACAGCAGCAAATAAACCTTGTGTACCTGGTAAGTTAGCTTGATTATATCCTGCAGCTGCACCAGCGTTAGCATTTAATTCACCTTCAACCATAGCCATTTCTAAGTAATCTTCGAAACGTAATCTAGTTTCAGATTCAGCTTTTAGATACCATAGGAATCCAGAAGCACCATCTTCAGTAGCAACTTCAACCCAACCGATTTGAGCCATATCAGATCCAGTAACAACGTACTGATCTCTTATGATCACTGGTGAGTTAGCAAATTGTGTGAAAGAAGGATCGATACTAATTCTAGCAGCAGAGTTACCTACACCTGCTCCAATAGTAGTTCCTTTAGTATAATCAGAACCATATACAAACATTTTGATACCTCCTAGTAAACCAGCACCAGTTTGAGTAATTCCTTGTGCAAGGAATGTTGTATTAAAAAATGGTTGTACCGTTACAGTACCACCACCAGCAACACCAGTACCAGCATTTCTAGCTACAACAATACCTTTTGCTTCAGCTCCTGAAACAGGATCTAAAAGTACAACAGTATCATTTATAGATATAACATTGACAGCAGTAGCACCACCACCAATAGAAACTATTGATTGATTGTTACCTCCAGCAGCGACACCAACGCCACAGCTATCGTAAGATATATGTAATCTATTTTGTTCAGACCAAATTACTTGATCAGACGTCATTGGCATTTCAGCGCCAACCATTCTTAAGAAACCAGATAGAGTACGGTTTCCGTATCTTTCTACTTCTTGTTCGTAAATTTCAGGTAAATATTGTTGTGCAAAATCATTTGCTCCACCATTAAATGCTAAATAAGCAGAAGGAGATGGAGTTTGAATTGGACTTGGTACAATACCACCAAATTGTGGTTGTAAACTCATAATTGTTTAAATTTTAATTGTTAAATTTTCTTGTTTTTATTTTTAGTTTTGAAGAATCTGCACCAGAAATTGCTTTAACTTTAAATCCGTTTACAAAAACTTCCCCTTGTGAGGATCTAGCTTTTGTTGATGATAAGTTTTTAGACTTATTAACCACTTCTTTAACAGCGTCTGCTTTTCCTTGCTCATAAAAATGAGTTGCAATTTTGTCGACATTGTCTGCTGCGTATATAGCTTTATGATAACCTTTTGTATCATTAACGTTACCTTCTGTGTCTAAGAACTTCTCGACTAGGTTGTTAATGTTTGATTGGTTTTCAGCAACTTTATCTACATCTTTAATGTTATACTTAAATTTTTTCTCGCCAACTGAAATATCGAAACCTTCGAAATTTTGACTGAAATAATCTTGAGTATTTTTTTGAAATGTATCATGTTTTTGCTCAACTACTTCTTGCTGCTCATTATATCGATTGAAAAAGTCTGTAGCTTTTTGTTGGTCTTGAGTTACTCCGGGTCTCAACTTGATTTCGTCGTAATATTTTTTCTTAGTTTCCTCCAAAAAGTTTTTGGCATTTGCAATCTCTTCTTTTTTAGCGAGTTTTTTCTTTTTGACGTCACGCTCTTCGTCAAGATCTGTATCGAAATGGAAGTTTTCTTCCATTATAAAATCTATTTCTTCAGAATCTAAATGTGGTTTAGATTTTCTGTAGTATTCTTTTAGTAAAGTATTCTCATCAATAGAAGAGTAATCTGCATTAAGTCTAGTGTAGTCTTCTATAGTTCCACCAGTTTCTTCCATAAAGTTAACTAATTTTTCAATGTTTTCAGGCAATGGTTTACCTAATAGTTTTTCATCTCTAATAGCTTCTTTAACTTCTTTCTTAACTTCTTTAACTTCTTCTTGAGTTATTTCTTTGATTGGAGAAAACCCTTCAACAGTCTCGTTGGACTCTTGTATATGTTCTCCCACCTTTGCGCTATCTTCGGATGGTTTGCCCACAGGTACTTCCTTTGTTTCTCCGATTTGAATGGCATCTGTTTCTTCTTTTTTAGCTGGTTCGTTAGGTATTGTAACCTTAATAATATCGTTTGGAACTTCTATTAAAGGTTCTTTTAAATTAACCTTTGTGATTTCCTGTTTTTTGTCACCTAATTGCTTAGGTCTTGTAGGTTTAGACTTTACTTTAAAGTCACCCTCCTGCTTAGCAGGTGCATTTGTTTTAATTTCTGACATAATATAATATAATTAAATAGTTAATAAATTAAGCTACTGGAGCTTGTTGACCTTGATTTTTATTTTCAAAATCTATTGGTAATAAATCGTTTTTTCTTTGAGTTATCATTTCACTTTGTTGAGTGCCTTCCATTTTGATACGCTTATCTTTACGGTCTTCAATCATTTTTTCTTTTTCCCCTACCGCTTCCATGTCCATTTGCTTCAGTTGCATATCAAACTGATGTTGCATTTGCATTTCTTGCTGCTTTAATTGAGCAGCTAAATTCATACGTTGTATCTCTAATTGATTGTTAGCTTGTTCAAATTGTACTTTAGAACCTGATATAGCTTCTTGTTTTTGCACTTCAGACATAGCTATTTTTTCAGCAGCATCAGCTTGAGCGTTTGCTTGAGCTTGCGACTGTTGTATAGCATTTTGTTGTTCTTCTTTACCTTTTTGCTTACGTCTTATTTTAAGCATTTGATTAGCTAACTTAAGGTTTTTAATTTGCCTTAAATCTATAGCATCTTCTAAATCAATACCACCACTTTGTAAAGCAACTTGTATGTTTTGCTCTAATTGTTGTTCTTCTTCTTCGTCTGGTTCTAATTCTAAGAATATACCAAAGTCATGTAAGTTTAAGTTACTTATTTCTACTAACGTGTTAACATTATAATTAGATATAGTATTAACTAAAGACTCAGCAGTTAACGGAAACTCTAATGCATCTGCAATTTTAAGTGCTATATTCTCTGCTATTCTTAAAGTTATATATAAACTTGCTTGTTTTATGTGTCTAGTAGCAGTGTTAGATGCGTTAGCAGCCATTTTCTGTAAACCTACTAATGTTTGTTTATCAGGCGTACTCCCATCTCTTGCTTCGTTAAGTCCTGTTACATCTCTTATCATTTGTAAATAATATTGATAAGTTTGTATTAAACTTTGTATTTTACCTTGACCGCTAGAACTGCTAAGTTCTTGAATAGGTACTTTACCAGCGTTCTGGTCTCCATCTTGTGTAAGTGATCTACCAACTATAGAACCTGTCTGGAAATACATGTTAAGAGCTTCTGCAGCGTTGTAATTTGTACCATTACCTAAATCAACCTCAGCTAAACCATCCATATCTAAGTAAACACCGTCTGGTACCATTTTAGACATTACTTGTTGTAGTTTTAAATGAGTTAGTTGAATCATATCAGCAAAACCAATACACTTACTTACCAAAGATTCAATTCTACCTTTGTACATTCTTGGAGCGCAAATAGAATAATTCATTTCTACTTTTGTAGTATCAGCTAAAGGTCTAGACATGTTTTCAGCTAGTTCCCATCTTAACATTGTATCAGTACCTAAAACCTTTGCTCCACTGTATAAAACCTCTATAGATCTAGATACTTTTTCAAAACTATCGTTTTCAGGAGGATTAAATGTGTCATCTTTCTCTAAGGCTTTTGTTAAACCTTGATCAGTTTGTTTGATTTTAAATACTTGATTTGAAAATGTTTTATAGTCAAAATACATAACTTGAACAGTGTTCTCATCATATCCAGCCCAACCAGTTAAAAACTGACGGTTGCCAGGCATTTTTTGTATACGTTCTAGTTCGTCTTTGCTAATATCTGGAAATTCTTTTTTAAGTTCTGCTATAGTTATTGATTTAACTTCACCAACATAGTATATGTCTTCGAAGTTTGGATCTTCAGTATATGAATAAACCATGTAAGCAGGATCTACGTAATCAACAGTAATTCCTTCGGCCGTATTAAAACTTGTTTTACTTGCAGCAACACCAATAACTGTTAAATCCATGTTAAGTCTACGTCTAGTAAGATCAAATTTATTTTGAGCTAACACAGATGATATAGCTTCTTCTTCGGCTATTTCAATAGATTGCTTATATGACAATTGCATATGAAGTTCTAGTTCTTCTGGTGACTCAGGTAACTCAGAAGGATTAATGCTTTGGTATAAATCTATACCTAAAGTTTCTTTTAATCCATCAAGATATTCTCTAGCTATCATATCTTCTTGTATCTTAGAAGCATATTCTGTTCTAGCTTTAACGGACGCAGGATCTTGAGCGTAAGCTTTTATGTCGTAACTTTTTTGTGATATACCATTAACAACTATATCTACAAATTTAGATAAAATAGGAACTGGTTGCCAATCTAAATTAAGATAAGACAAATCGCCATTAATAGACAACTCATCTTTGTATTTTTGTACACTTTGTTCTCCACGAGCATACAATCTTAATTGGTGAAATTGATTCCAATTAGTTAGATATCTATTACCAGAAGTTCTTCCTGAACGAAACCACTCATATTCAATAGCCATAGCAACTTGACTTCCATATTCAACACTTGCTTTTTCTGCATCACTAACTACTTGACTAGGGAAAGCGCTATTGGTATTAGTATATATATTCATTTAACTTATTATTTTTGATAAAGTTCCTTTATTGTCGTATCTTTTTATACCTAGATCAACTGGTTTTAATTCGATTTTATTAGAAGGCGCGTATCTGTGTTTGTTGCAAGCCATTAAAGCTAGTCCTGAACTAATAGATGCATCATGAGTTGTTCTGTTGTTTATATCAAACTGAGCCCAATCTTCTAAAGTTCTTTGAAAGTATACATCTCCGTGTCCTGTTTCTTTTAAACCAACAAAGTTTTCTATGTACGTTTCTATAGCTGAAGCGTGAGCTTGCTTTATATCCTCACTTGAATTAGGTATTCCACCAATTTCCTTCTCTGTCACTGATAGTTTATTTCTTTTTTTATCTGGTCTATTCATTGCAAAACCTCTATAACCTCTTCTTTTGAAATGATAAAGTAATCTAGGTTTATTGTTTTCTGCTAGTATTGGCATTCCGTAAAACACACAAGCCATAAGTACATCTTCAAAGAATATTTCAGCAGTTTGAGGTCTAGCTATATATTCTAAAAAGAAATGATTAGGAGGAACTTCTTCCATACTAAACTTAGTTAAGCCATGTAAAGATCCGTTAGAACCTCTTTTATCAACTGTACCCGATATATCATATGGATCACATCCAAATGCTCCACAGTGTTCGTTACCTGGATAACTTATTCCATTCTTTAAATATCTTTTATTTTGTAGATTAAGTGGTGGAACCCATGTTATATAAAATCTTCCTTGCTTGCTTGGCGAAAATATTACTCTAGTATCTTTGTGTCCATTTTCCCATTGAAAATTTCCTTGAGTTACGGAGAGTGAATTTTTTAAATCCTCGTTAAAATCTATCTGTTGATAGATCTTAGTTAAATTAAATAGAGACATTTTAGACTCGTCTCTGAATGCGTGTTTTGTAGTACGTGGAAACTGTCTATAAAATTCATTTAAACCATCTTGATCTTCCTTAAGACCTTCTACCTCATTATCCCAGTATTCAACAACCCCGATTTTGATTGGCGTTCCATGAGGTCCAAACACTGGTTTTTGTGGTGTGTCGAAGACAGGATAGCCATAAGAATCAATGTATCCCTCGTAATTCCATTCCATAGGAATGAACAAAGAATAGAGTCCTGAACGAGTTTGTCCATTTGCATTTCTTTTGTTAACGTTTGAGTCATCGTATAGTTTTTTAAAGTTTCTACCACCTTTGTCTAGAGCATTTGATGTTGATCCCATCATACACTTTCCAATAATTCTTGATCCTAATCTAAGCGTAGTTTTTGTGACACGCCAATTGTTTAATATGTTATTAGGTCTTTCCCATTTACCTGATTCATCATGAACTAAAAGCTTTAGTTTCTCTCCATCATAAGCATTGTCTCCAGTGTTTTTCCAATCTATAGTTGTATCTAGCCCAGCAAGATCTTCTGGTTTATCTGTAGAAACTATAGATCTTCTTGTAAATTTAGAAGCTGGTACACGATAAGCTAGTTCAGTTTTAGGACGATCCATACCGTCTTGTATTGGTTTAAAGAAGAAAGGATAGTTAACCGAAATAGGAACTACCTTGTCTGTAAACATTTTCTTTGCATCAGATCCAGATTTAGATAAAATACCAAAACGTGCATCAGTTGATATTGTAGCCATGTTAACACATTCACCAGATGCCATAAATGAAAATCCAGAACGTCTATTCTTTAAGTAAGACATACCATAGCATCTATCATCAGCTCGGCAAGCTTCCCAAAATATAAAGAACAATCTATTTGATTCTCTAAAATCAGGTTGACCTACGTCAATCTTCGACCATTGTAAATACATGTAGTGAGTACCAGTGATGTAAGTAGGAATATTTTTATTTTTATACCAAAAACCTTCTTCACGGCGTTTAAACTCATTATCAATATAGTCGTAATATTTTTCTTTAAATTCTTCTGGATACTCTCTCCAGTCGAATACTGTTTTTATTCTTTTTAACTCTTTAGGATAATTAAACAAAGTCCATCTGTTTTCTTTGAACTCATGAACTTCTTGAGCTTTAGGTAAAGCTATTTTAAGGTTTTGTATTTCATAAACCTCTCCAATTTGACCAGTCTTAGATATAACAATCATATCATGATCTTGGTTATATCCATATTCCCATTTATTATACCTATTCATTCTAGATAGAACTTTAGGTTTTATATGGTTTTTTAATACTTTATATAAAGTTTGTATATACATTACTTAGACCTTCCTTCAGCAAAACCACGAAACGTGCTTTCTTTTTTAACTTCTTTAGGTTTTTCCTCTAACATATTTTTCTCTTCTTCAATTCTATTAAGAATTTCAAAAGCATCGAATATAGCTAGTTTTTTTGTAGCAGCAGCATTTTTTAGTCTATCAGCTGATATGTCATCCGCAGTATCTACAATAGCTTCTTTAGCAACCTTAATTAGTTCCTCAACCGCTATGTGCCCAGCTTGGATTATACTCAACTTCGTTTCCTTCGTATTCATATTTTATAACAATATCATTTGATTTCATACAATATAGACGCTCTCCTTCAACTAAAAATTCCCATTCACCTTTAGGTGTATAACCTACTAAGTCTCCTGGGTTCATATTAAGTGCCTCTAATGAGCTATTACCATACTTTAGTATACCAATAAGCTTTTTTTCTTTGTCTAACGTTAAATCATTAGAATCTTTGATAGGTTTTATAAAACATCTATCGCCAAAACTATGCCAACCGTTTTTATTTTTATATAGATAAAGTTGATCAATAGCACAGAAAAATAAATCATCTTTAAAATAAGATCTACTTTTTTTCTTTCTACCTTTCATATCATAAAAAGTTCTAAAAACATTTTGATGTATAATCACAATGTCACCTTTTTTAATTTTAGTATCAAAGGCCAAAGGAGTTTCTTTTACAATAGCTAATCTATTAACAAACTTCCAATTTTCTATTTTAGTATTAACTACTATATCTTTGTTACCAATTTTAACAGTGTTACTATACTTATCACCCATAGGCTGTATAATAAAATCATATAAACTTTTCATTAATATTCTAAATCATATTCAACTGATATTGCCATGTTAGAATTAAATTTTTTCCATGGCAATATTTCATTGTTTTTTTTGATGTGTATATTATAGGACTTGTCAGTATCATCTAATAGAATATGAGAGATCTCATGACCTCCATAAACTTGTTGACCAATAGCATAATGCATAGCGTCATTTTTATAATCAGACCCGATACTAATCTTTCTTATATTATTCTGCATCTTCTTTTTCAATCTCAGTATAAGAACCATCTGTAAGATCAATGTTTACTTGACCATACTCGTCTTCTAGTTCTTTTTTACTAGCTTCAATTTCTTTAGAAATTTCTGTTATTTGACTGTGAATGTTTTGTTTTTGCACCTCTACAACACCTATGTTTCTTAGTAATGCGCTTAATTTAGATTGCTGATCACTAATAGTTTTTAACTGTTCTTCAGTAATCATTTTTTTTGCTTCTTCCATAATTTAATTTAATTTAATTGTTAGTATATTCTTAGTTATATAGTTACTTGTTTTAAAGTGATTTACCCTTTGTTAATTATACACCTGCTACTAGCAACGTTGCGGTAGTACCTGTAGCTGTAACGTAGTCTACGTAAACCGGCAATACAGTTCCAACTGGAACATTGTTAAACACTACAGCGTCACCTATTACTGGTAATAAACTTCTTACTGCATCTACTCTAAGAGTACAATTAGCACCGCCAGCTTGTACAACTGTTATTATATCTCCTATAGAATAACCTTCTCCTGCAACAACAAGTGTAACCGCTGTTACTGCGCCAGCAGTAGCCGTAATACCTATTGTTAAACCACTAGCTACTTTTGGTCCATTTGAAATTGGAACAATACTCGTGAAAGTAGTAACTAAAGGAGTAGCTGTTACGTAACCAGTTCCAGCAGTTATTATTGATAAAGCCACTACAGTGTTTTGAACACCAACAGTGCCAGCTGTTATAACGCTAACGTTTGAAGCTGCAGCAGTACCTCCAACATATATAAGAGAACCTCTTAAATTAGTACCTAATGTACCTGTTTGGTTCATAAACTCCCAAGCCGGCAATGCGTTGATTGTGTCACTTGGTGTGATACTTAGTGATCTACTAAAATTTCCCATTTTTATTTTTATTTTTTACTAATTGTTTTATATTTTTCAACACCACGTGATCCAAAATACGCCACGTATACTGTTGCTGTCAATGTCTTTAATAAACTTATCCATTCTTGTTCTACTGTAAATGATAATGATTCATGACTATCAACCCATATAAAAGCTATAGTCATTACAGTAAGAAATATTAAGCTCATTGGACGTGTATTCTTACTTAACCATGAATCGCTTTTCATATCGCTTTCCCAGCGTTTTGATATTTCTTGCATTTCTGTCATATCTTGTTCTAATAACATTAATGCTTTTTCTTTATCCTCTGCAGGAAGCACAGGATCTTTATGGATAAGATTTTTAATTAAACCAAATACACCAGCGTCTGGTAATACATCACCAGCTATATCTAATATACCAGGAGCAGCTTTACTTAAAAATGCACCAACCTTAGTTTCATTAAATTTCTTTTTCATTATCCTTTTTTATATGCTTCAGCTTCCCATGGTAGGTTTTTAGCACCTTCTTCCATATCAGCTCTTGAATATTTTTTTCCTTTCCAGTAAACGTTTTCGTTATCGTAATCTAAGTCACCACGTTTCATTTGATCTAAATGAACTTTCTCGTGAGAGATAACTTCGTCTATTTGACTGGGATCTAAGTCTTTATTTATAACGATAGAACCGTTATTATTGGCTTTACCCATTACACCTTCTTCCATATCTACTTTGTATATTGGAGTATTGTCTACTATATAAGGTGGGTTTTTAAGTGTAAATGCCATATTATTTGTTGTAGGGTAATATTTTGTTTAAAGCATCCCTACGACTTTTGCAGCCGCAGGGAATGTTTAAACCTTTTGATACATTGTCAACTAATTTTTTGATACCAGTAGTTCTAGTGAACTTCTCTATGTCGTCTCCTAGACCTCTTGATTTCATAAATTAATTATGCTATTACAGCAGTAGCAACAGTTAATGATCTGAAATACATTTGTATTGGTGTAGCAGCATCATCTAGTCCTAATTGAACTGTTGATTGAATTCCACCTGGGTTAGCAGTCATTGCAGCAAATACAGCACTTCTTGGAGAACTTCCTCCTAAAGTAATTGTTGGGATTGCAGCAGCGCTTACAGATGTACTACATAGAATAGAAATAACTCTACTTTGTACATTTCCAGCAGCTCCAACTCCACCAGATATAGCATTTTGAATAGCGACATCTCCGTCACCACCGCCTGCTAAAGTGTATGCTGCTCTATCTAATCCAGACACAGCAGTTGTTGCTCCAGATACTCCAACAGAACCTTTTAGTGTTAATGTTAAGATACCAGTTCCTACAGCGTATGCTACGCTTTCGATATCATCTGCGTTTACTAATTCAACTCCTTGGGCTAATAATCCCGCAGCGTTTGTGTTGTTTCTAATGTTAAATTTTAAATACTTGTTTACCATGATAATTGTTTTTTGTTATTGGTTTGGTTTGTGTTTTACTTGATTTATCAGTTTTCTCTGTTATTTTTTTCCTAAATGCTCACCGTCTTTAGCGTGTTTTACGTTTTTCGCATGTAATCCTCCTTCAAATGAATGTAAAGGTGATCCTGACATGTGTTTAGATAAATATGATCCTCCGCTAGCGTGTTTAGCTATTGGATTATCATTTAGTAAATCTTTTTTTTCTTGTTTTGCGTAACCTTTATTTAGGTTGTTTAGTGGTGAATTCATTGTTATATTTTTAGTTAGTTAGTTTTTTTACTTGATTTATCAGTTTTCTCTGTTATATTTAGTTTGCTCTAGTAACGTTTTTACCGATTACGTTTTTAACAGCAGTTTTTACTTTTTTCCCAGTATCAGAGTTTAGAGCTCTTTTAGTAACTGATACTATATTGTATTTTTTAGCAGCATCTGAAATTGCAGAAAGGCCTTTGTCAACTGCTTTGCCTATTTTTTCACCTGTACC